CTAAGAAAGCAGATGCGGAGGCGCTAAGGATTAGCAGACCGGACCAAGCTGCTGGTGGTGAAGATGGGACATTCTTTCAAGTGTATACCAACACCGGACTTGGTAATTTGGGTACAACTTTACAAACTTTTGGAATAACTTGTACAATCGGTAGCGTGGAGGTGACGATCACATGAGCTTTACTTTGGCTACTCTGAAAAGCACTGTGCAAGATTATTTGCAAGTAAATGAAACCACGTTCAACAGCAACCTGAACACGTTCATTCAAGAATCTGAGAGCCGCATCTTTAAAATGGTGCAGCTACCGCAACAGCGCAAAAATGTGACCGGCACGGCTTCGCAGAACAATCGGTTCCTGGCTACGCCATCTGATTTTTTTGCACCATTCTCATTGGCTGTAATAGACAGCAGTAAATATCACTATTTGGATTACAAGCACCCTAGTTTCTTGAAGGAGTTTTCTCCTACAACTACAACGACTGGGCGCCCGAGATATTACAGTTTGTTTGATAACACCGCTTTTGAGCTATCGCCTGTGCCATCATCTGATTTTACAGTAGAGCTGCATTACCTACACAAGCCAACATCTCTCACCTCTGGTTCTGATTCTGGTACGACTTTGTTGTCTACCGATCACCCAGATCCGTTGTTGTATGGAACGCTTGTGGAGGCCGCTGTTTTCCTTAAAGAAGACCCTAGTGTGATTGGAGCTTTCGAGGCTCGTTTCAAAGAAGGTATCGCCCGTATGAAGAATCTTACGGAGGGCAGAGATACCAGGGACGAGTATCGTTATGATCTTTTACGCACTGGGGTTAGTTAATTGGAAAAAATAGAAAGTCTCAAAGGTCAACATATTGCAATCATCGGTCTAGGCGCCAGCCAAATAGACTATGTAATCGGAGTCGAAAACAGCAAAACATGGGACGAGGTTTGGGGCATCAACTCGGCCTTATCTGTCTTTGATGTGGATCGTGTCTTTATGTTGGATCCGGTCAGTCGTTTTCTCGATACAGAAGACGCCGGTAATCAAACTGACGTAATGCGTCGAGTGTTACCGAAATACACAAAACCTATCTACACTTGTGAGCTGGATGAAAGAGTTCCAGCCCTAGTCGAGTATCCGCTTGAAGAAGTGATTGAAGACCAGCGGTGTGCTTACATGAACAATACCACTGCTTATGCTTTGGCTTTTGCACTCTGGAACAGAGTCGGTCAGATAGATTTGTTTGGCATGGATTTTAGTTACAAACATAACTTGCACTTCGCAGAAGCCGGTCGCGCATGCCTAGAGTTTTGGATTTGCAAATGTATCAACGAGAACATAACAGTAGGAGTGAGCCCGAGGTCATCTCTTCTCGATCAGAATGTGCCGATCGAAGAGAGATTGTACGGATATCACAGACTGGCTAACCCAAAGATAGCGATGCCAACACCAGCGGACGAGTGGATGGTTTGCGACCGATCAGATCTGGCTAAAATGGTGAAGAAACACAAACTAGAAACTGTCGAGCTACCATCGGCTCCAGAACCATACAAGGGCTAGCTATGATTAAAGACGACATCGGGTTTCAGTTAGGTCAGGTGATGGTGTCAACGACTGAGAACAAAGGTCATGATCCTGAGTTTTGGGCCGAACAGATTACAAATAAAATAGTTGGTATTTCAGCTCAAGCGGATCCGGTTGTAAGACAGCAAGCGGAGGCTTTCCGAAACCAGGTTTATACACTAATATTGATGGGGATAAAGAACGCCATAGCTTCTGATCGTGTCACTATTCGAGGATTACTCGCTAGCCAAGGTCATGAGGATATGGCTAATATAGTGAAGCAACTAGATTCATAGGAGGTGCGTCATCGCCATCAGCAGCGCAATTTGCAACTCGTTCAAAACGGATATCGTAACCGAGCAGCACAATTTGACCAACGGAGCCGACACCATCAAGTTGGCTCTCTATACATCATCAGCAACTTTGGGTGCTAGCACCACGGCTTTTGTAACGACCGGACAATCTTCTGGAACTAATTATAGTTCTGGTGGTGGCTCACTAACTAACGTGACGCCTACCTTGTCAGGCAGCACTTGCGTGTGCGACTTCGCGGATTTTACTTTCGGAACTGCGACCGTTACAGCGCGGGGAATGTTACTCTATAACTCCACAAATTCTAACAAGGCAATTGCAGCGGTAGATTTTGGTGGTGACAAAACCAGCACGGCAGGAGACTTTACGGTTGTATTCCCATCTCCGACTGCGACTGGCGCGATCATACGAATTGCTTGATGCTTCATGCCGCTAACCAATCTGGAGTTTCAGCCAGGGATCAACAAGGAGTCAACTGATTACGCAGCCAAAGGCGGTTGGGTAGACGGCAACTTAGTCAGATTCCGAAAAGGTCGAGTAGAAAAAGTTGGTGGTTGGCAGAAGCTTGGCACCAACACTTTTCTAGGCGTTGCTCGTGCGCTGCATTCTTTCATATCACTAGGAGGCACTCGCTTCCTGGGTCTAGGAACTACGTTCAAGTATTACATCGAAGAGGGTGACGCTTACAACGACATCACTCCTATCAGGTCTACGACATCGGCCGGTGATGTCACTTTCGCAGCAACTAACGGTAGCAGTACCATCACTGTTACAGATACAAATCATGGTGCGGTGACTAATGACTTTGTGACATTCAGCGGAGCAGCAACTCTCGGCGGTAACGTGACGGCGACAGTGTTAAACCAAGAGTATCAAATACTTTTGGTGACCGGCACAAACACTTATACGATTACGGCGAAAGATACAGACGGCGCTACTGTAACAGCTAATTCTAGTGATAGTGGCAACGGCGGCAGCTCGGTCGTAGGCGCTTACCAAATAAATGTCGGACTAGATACCTACGTCTCTTCCTCTGGTTGGGGTGTTGGACCTTGGAGTTCTGGAACCTTCGGATCGGCATCTCCCACAAGTGCTACTAACCAGTTGCGGTTATGGACGCATGATAACTTTGGTGAGAATCTAATCATCAACCCACGCGGCGCCGGCATATTCCGTTGGGTAGAAAACAACGGAACTTCAGTTAGAGCGGCAGATCTTTCTGGTATATCTGGCGCGAATCTAGTTCCCACCGTAGCGCTGCAAGTTCTGACTTCAGAGACAGACAGACATTTAGTTGTATTAGGAGCGGATCCCATATCTAGCGGATCCAGAACCGGCGATATTGATCCAATGTTGGTGGCATTTTCCGATTCAGAAAACGAGCTAGACTTCGAGCCAACAGCAACAAACTCAGCCGGTAGCGTTAGATTGTCCACCGGCTCATTCATTGTAGGTGGCATCAAATCAAGACAAGAGATCCTGATTTGGACAGATACGTCTCTCTATTCGATGAATTTTATTGGGCCACCTCTAACCTTTGCCGTGAACCTAGTCAACGAGGGCTCGGGCTTGATCGGTCCCAAAGCAGCAGCGAATGGACCAAACGGGGTTTACTTCGCATCGAAAACTAGTTTCTATTTTTACAACGGCTCCGTGCAAAAACTGCCTTGCTCAGTGCAAGAGTATGTATTTAACGATTTAGAATTAGATCAGGCATTCAAATGCCATATGGGAATCAATAGTGAATATGGTGAGATGTGGTTTTTCTACCCATCGAAGGAAGACGGCACGGGAGAGATAAGCAGATATGTCATCTTCAATTACGAAGAAAACAGTTGGAGTGTCGGAAGCTTAGTTAGATACTCTTGGCTAGATGCTGGAATTGAAGATTTACCACTAGCCGGTGCAGAGACCAGCGGCACGAATTGCGTATTTGAACATGAGATTGGATACGATGATAACGGTTCTCCGATGGATGGTGTTTTTGTAGAGAGTGCTGATATTGATATCAGCTCTGGAGAGCAGTTCACCTTCATCAGGAAACTGATTCCAGACATGGAGTTTATCCAGCCAACTGGCACCACCAATACGCCAGCCATGAACGTAGTTTTGAAGCGCCGAAACTTCCCTAATGACACGTTAGTTACGGATAGCACTAGCCAGATCACGCCTACGTTTACATTCTCAAATGTACGGACGAGGTCCAGGCAAGTAGTGATTCGCTTTGAATCAGACGACGACAATACCGCCGACAATAGGCTGGGTTACAAATGGCGAATCGGTACAACTAGGTTAGATATCCAGCCCAGCGGTAGAAGATGAGCAAGCTCCTCGAAACCAGGTTGCCTGATGCGAGAGGAGAAAGCGTCGATTCTCAAACGTTCAATCGCTTGGTTAGGGTGCTAGAACTCAACCTCGGCAAGGTAGATATCACGATTAGCCCTCATTTCAACTCCACTGAAATAAGCCAACTAGCATTTGCAACAGGCGCGATTATTTTCAATACTACAAACTCCATCCATCAAGCGTTTGATGGCACCCAGTTTCGTGACCTTTACAGTCACCAAACATATCCTGTTGGGGTATCATTAACCGCAAGTGTGGGAGCAGTGACGGTGACGATTTCATGAACCAGATGTTAGAACAGCGTATCGCAAATTTAATGGGGGGTTCCAGCCCAGAGCCCATGATGATGCAAATGGGGGGTGAGGTAGATGCGGCGCCAAACGCCGAACAGGCTGTCGAAGCTCTCATGATGGCTCGTCAAGAAGCGGAAGATCCTACGGAAAGAATGCTCACTGATAAAGCTATCCAAGGCGCTCAGATTGCACAAGAATCAGAGCTTGCGGCGTTAGCGCAACAGATTGCAGCAGCAGGGCGAGGTCCAGATACAACACTTGCTCACCTGACACCTGGCGAAGTCGTTTTACCACCAGAGATGATGGAAAGCCCATCTTTTGAAACAGCAGTAGAAAACAGATTTAGAGAGCTGGATCTCAATCCAGAGCAATATGTGGTTGGGATGGGCATAGCATCTCTTAACCCACAAACTGGTTTAGAGGAGTTTGGCTTTTTTAAGAAGCTCGGCAAAAGTCTTAAAAAGGTCGCTAAGTTTATAGCTCCAGCAGCGATGTTGATCCCTGGCGTTGGAACAGCAGTCGGAGCTGCACTCGGCGGTATTGGCAGTCTGGGTGGCGCGGCTCTCGGCAAGGTTGGTTTGGGTAAACTTGCAGGAGGGATAGGAGCGTTAGCAAAAACCGGCCTTGGAAAAGTTGCTAGTTTGGGCATACCTGGTCTGAGCCCAGTTGCTGGTGGTGCGGTCAGTGGTGCGGGTGATTTTATTGGCACCTTGCAAGCCTCTATTCAAAATCCTTTAGCAGGTGGCTTGTTGGGATCTACAGGTTCTGAGTATATCGGTGGCCCAGAAGCTGGAAAAGGTTTGGCTAATTTTTTAGGTTTAGGTAGTGGAACGCCGGCTCAAGTAGCGAGGCAGAAAGAGGCTCTCGAAGCGCAAGCGGCGCTTGCAAAGTTGACTGAAGCAGACAAAAAAGCGATGGATCCAGAGGCGCTCGCAGAGCTGGAAAAGAAAGCAGCCGGCGGCGTCAGTCGCTTAGGAAAACTATTCGGCTTAGGTCCGTTGGATTCAGTCATTGGTGGTGGTGCTGGGGTCGGTGGATTATTAGGCGGCGGGGGAGGCGGTATCAACCCCTTGTTAGCTGGTGGAGTAGGAGCATTGATTGGCAAACTCGCCTTTGATGAAGCCAAGAACAGAAGAGGCGTACCCCGAACTCCGCTTACGACTATGGATGCGATGGGGCGTTTCAACATTGAACAAGAGATAGCTCGACGCATGGGGAAAGGTGATGTCGATCCGAAAGAGTTTGGTTTGATGTCTCGCGACACCTTACCGATTTTGAGCGGTGGTAGGAAAAGGCCCGAAAAAGTGATGACTGCATACAATGGCGGTCCTGTGATGGCATACGCAGAAGGTGGCGGTGTCGAGATGGAAGAATTCAAAGCGATGGATGGAAAGATCAACGGACCTGGTACAGAGACCAGTGACGATATTCCAGCCATGTTAAGTGACGGTGAGTTTGTCATGAAAGCACAAGCCGTCCGAGGAGCAGGAGCATTCGATCTGAGCAAAGGTGACGGTGGTATTATCACGCTGAAGCCAAACGGGAAGGAGAGCAGGGAGCGTGGTACTCAGATCATGTACCAAATGATGGATATGTTTTCTAACCAGGCGAGGGCTAGCTAATGGCTGAATCTGCGTTAACTGAAGAACCATTCATCGGTAATATCACTCAAACCGAAACTCGGCTAGATCCGCTCACCCAACAATTACTGTTCGGTTTAGACGGCGAGGGAGGTTTCATACCTGGAGCGTTCCGCGCAGCGGAGAGAGTTTTCTTTGACGATCAAGGTAGACCGATTGTCATACCTCAAGAGCTTGCGGGTCTTACGCCTGATCAACTACGAGCTTTTCAGTTACAGCGACAAGCGGTCGGTGTACAACAACCATTTATAGAAGAGGCGTTACGCCTCGGTAGGGAAGGACTAGGATCATTACGCGGAGGCTTTGCGGGACAGGCCGAAGCAGACAGAAGGGCGCTCGAAGAACTCAGAGAAGCATCTCGATTCGCTCTTGATCAAAGAGACCGTGCTCTGTTGGATCAGTTGCGCGGTGGAGCAAGAGCAGAAGAGAGAGCATTAGCCGCTGAGCGTGGATTGAGGTCTGATCTCACAGATGCGCTAGGCATTGGTACGTTGGCTACCCAACAGCTCAGTGGATCCTTGGGTGAGTCAGAAAGATTGCTTCGACAAACGGCGACTCCTCAGCTTGACATTGCTCTAGCGACAGAAAAGTTCATGGATCCTTTTGAGCAGAGGGTTATCGATCAAACTTTAGAGGATGCATTCAAAGGTCTGGCACAAAGAGATATCGCTCAAAGAGCCAGAGATATTGCAACCGGCGGTGAGTCTGCTTTCGGATCCAGGGCCAGGCTCAGCGCAGAAGAAAGAGCAGAGGCTCTAGGTCGCGGTCTTGCAAAAGAGATCGGCGGGTTGAGATCAGCAGGATTCCAACGTGCTCAACAAACGGCTATCAGTGAAGATGAAAGGCAAAAACAAGCAGCACGAGCTGCCGCATCTGGACTTGCTGGTCTCAGTGGGCAGAGATTTGGTGCGACCACTGGACTAGCTGGCCAGGTAGGACAGCAAGCACAACAAAGATTTACGGCCGGACAAAGTGTCGGTCAACAGCTCAATCAGCTTGGGCAACAAGCGGGACAAGCTCGATTACAAGCCGGTCAGACGGGTCTTGCTGTAGCCGGTCAACTGGGTGGATTACAGAGAGGCGTTGGAGCCACGATGGCAGGACAAGGTCAAGCACTGCAATCAGCTCAACAAGGTCTAGGTGGTTTCATAACCGGACTGGGTCAACAGCAACAAGCTGCAACAGCCGCTGACGTTGGTGCGCTATCAGGCATCGGTGCTCAGCAACAACAGCAAAGACAGAGAGAACTAGACGCACAAAGAGCGGCTCTACTACAAGCACAACAAGCGCCACTAGCTCAGTTCCAAGCCTTGCAACCATTTGTGGCGATGGCGCCAGCCGGTAGATTCCAGCAGCAGACTCAGTTCACTCCACCGCCAAGCGCATTGCAAGCTGGGTTGGGAGCTGGGTTGAGCACGATCGGAGCCTTGGGCAACTTCTACGGACAACCACAACGATAATGGCTATAAGTAGGGCTCAGATAGATGAGCAGATCAAGGGTTACAGCACGGGAGATCCGGTTATTGCGGACCCTTTTGGTCTGGAGACTCAAAAACAAGAGGCGTTTGCGGCTGCAAACATTCCCACTCCTACTGAGTCGCTTCGGCAACAACTCGATGCCTTAGAACGAGCAAGGACGCTTGAGCCTCTAGAGCTAGAAAATCCTTCTTTCGATTTCGATGCGGAATACAAAGACTATCAAACCAGGCTGAAAGAATTGTTGGGCAAGCCAAACAGACTAAGTTTCTACGATTTGCTCTCTGACTTGGGACAAGCCATGCTCACAACTGATCCAACAGTTGGTCCATTCAGAGCGGCTGGAGTGGGTTTCGCAAACTTCAACCAAAAGCTGCAAAAGAAACGGGAAGAAAAAAGAACTCTTGATCAACAAGCCGGTTTGAAGGCTTTTGAGTTTGCTCGTGCTGATGAACAAGCGGCCACGGATTACTTGAACAAAAGAAACCTAGAAAAGATCAAAGAAGCTGCTAGGAAGCCAGAACTCATAAAAATACAATATGACATCCTGGATGACACAGGAAAAAAAACCGGTGTCGGTACGGTGGATGTTGATGCGAATAATCCGGTGGAAGTAGATCTAGCGAGGAGCCTCCCTGGCGCGACACAAGTTGATACTCCGCAAAACCAAATCACGTTGAATCAGGGCAACGACAAGTTCAGCGAACAAAGAGCAAAATCTTTTTCTACCACTCTAGACGAGATCGAAAAAGAATCTAAGAACGCCGAAGAAATAATTTTTAACGTGCAACAGCTAGATGCCGCCGCTAAACGAATTAACTACGATGTTGGCGTACTCGCACAAACCACAAGAGGCGCTCGGCAATTGTTAAGTGAGTTAGGGATAAGATACGACTCTAATTTAGGCGATCAACAATTAATCGATACCATAAATACCAGACTCGCTCTTTTGCTTGTTGCACAAACGAAAGGTCCAATATCTGATCGAGAAATGAAAACCTTTCAGCAAGCGATGCCTGGTCTCGCAGCTACCCCTGATGGATTGAAAAAACAGATTCAGTACATGCTTGGGCTGGCGAATCACCAGGTCAAGTTTTTTGCAGATTACAACAAGGATACGGAGCTACAAAAAATGTTGGACTCGCCTGAGATAGGTCCGGTGAGGAAACAAGCTATATACAATAATTGGCGAAATGATTGGAAAAAGCGAAACCCCCGAATCATTCTTCCCAAGGGTTCGGACACAACAGATTTTACTATATCCGAATTAGGCGCCCAATTCGGAAATCAAGAAGACGAAAAAAGTAAGTCTGTGAGAGAGCAGTTTAGCATGGCAGAGCAATCATCCATCAGCTTGCCTGGTTCAGATGAAGATGAAGAAGACTAAGTATCATGGCAGCTTATAAAGAAGAATACGAAGGCATCTTATATGATGCTCCCTCTAAAGCAGAATGGGATCGTAGAGTAAAAGCCATTCAAGACGATGAGGTTCTGAACGGCGTTCACATGGGAGACTTCCATCGTCAAAACTTGAGAGCTATACAGAAAGGCCAACACACAAAGGAGATAGACGAGGAGCGCAGGAGGGAAAGATCTGCGATTGATGACGGCGCTGGTTTTTATCGAGGGTTTGTGGCCGGCCTGACAAATGACGATGCGCTAGGCGTACAATACCTTTTTGAAAGACGGTTCCCCGAACTAGCTAAGACGGGTGGCGTTGCTGAAGATTACTACTTCTATCGACAGGATGACGAGGGCAATACGGTTCTGTCGTACATGGATCCCGTAACGAACACAGTGAAAGATGAGTTCGCCGACATAGATCTTGGTGTTGGAGATGTCAGGGCAGACAACTTTTTTGGTTGGGTCGGTCCCGCTTTTACCTTCGCGACTGAGTCCATTGGCGCCGTTGGCGGTATGACTAAGGGTGCAATATTAGGTGTACCCGCTGGCACCGTTGGTCAAGTTGGTCTTGCTTCTGTTCTCGGTGCGGCTGGTTCTGCCGGTGGTCGGGCATTTGGAGATGGAATTAGAGCCGGTGCGAGTATGTTGCTTGACGGGCCACCCTTGGATCGAGACAAGTTTGAAGAGGATTTAGCAGCGGCCGGTATATTTGGTGCGATTCCGATCGGAGCTGGTTTTACTAGCCCAATCAAGAATGTCCTCAAAACAGTCAACGCCAAGTTTACTGGCGAAGACGGAAAGACTGCTCTCAAAACGCTGCTTACCGAAGGTGGCGAGGATGTTGATAAAATAGTGCAGCTTGCGAAGGACAAATATGACATCCGACTCACTAGAGCAGAAGCGCAAGGGATTAAGACTAACGCTGGTCAAATACAACGATACCTGAGTCAGCAGCCAACATCCCAAAGATTGTTTGATTTCTACGAAGATCGCGCTGAGCGCATGGAGGATGCGCTAGACAATTTTTTTGATGAGTTAGCCAAGGGTAAATACTTCGACAAAGTTGGTGTCGGTGGAAGGCGGCGTGACGAGTTTGAGAAGCTTGAGGAGCTAGGTGAGGGCTCAGCTTATGACGATCTTCTTAGTGCGTATGAATCCGCGCTTAAAAAAATGTTGGAAAAAAGAAAAATAGATTCTAACAAAATGTATAGGGAAGCGTTCGACTCAGCAGACGAAGCAAAAATACGATTTGATCTGTCATCTTTGAGAGATGAAATACGAGCTGCGATAGACGATCCTCAGATAGGCAAAAAAAGGAAGCAAGTATACCGTCAGATTGATGAGATCCTTAGAATACCGAAAGATGCCAAAGTCGATTTCACCGGCACCGGATACAAAGACAATTTACGAAGCCTCGATGAAGCGGTCAAAGATCTAGGAATCTTATACGAAGAGTATGCCCCTGGGAGTAAATTAGGCAACCAAAGACTGAATTCTATTGTTGGCTCGATAAAAGGTCAGTTAGTTGAGAGATTGAAGTCTGCAAGCCCAGCTTATGAAAAAGCTCGTGCGGTTTGGTCCAGCGATCTGGGCCATTTACAACTTTTTGAAAACGGATTTTTGAAGCAAATTGCCAATGCCGTCAAATCTATGGATTCAATGGCTGGTGCGAGAGCCATACAAAATATGTTCAAAGGCGAGGCTTCTCCTGGAGAAATAAGGAAACTCAAAGAAACGCTCATACAAGAAGATCCTCGTGTTTGGCAAAACCTGAAAGCGAACTGGTTGAGAACCAAGCTTTCTGAAGCAGTCGAAAGCACGGTCACACCTTTCGGGACGCCGAACAGATTTTTGACTTTGATTGGTCTAAAAAATCCAAAACGTGCTTTTGGCAGAGGAGCGGAGAAACAACGAAGCAAAAGGATTAATGCGCTAAGGGAGATACTTGAGCCTAAAGAATTACAAAACTTCAAAGAGCTAACGGAGCTTGCTCAAGCCATCAGCTATGTGGCGAAGCAGTCCACTTCAGCCACTCAACCATTGCAAGCTTTGGAAAGATTTATAACGAGAGAGGCGCTGCCTGGTGGTGTGGTGACTTCTGCAATTCGTTCAGCGATCGAGCTACCACAAAGGTTGGTGATTCGAGGGTTTGATGATCTAGCGGCTCGACAAGCTTCCAAGCAAAAAGAGGCATACGAAGATGTCTTGATCACGGCACTCATAGACGGTAAAGCAGCGTCTCAACTGGCTGAGTCGTTGAGAGCGATAAATCCATACGTTCAATTTATTACAAACGCAGTGGCTAGAGGCGTAGAAGATTTTTCTGATATTGGTCCAAGTGATCTCGCGCCAGCTCGTACAGATGACCAGGGTAGACCGATCCGCAAAGACCAAGCGCCAGCAAACGAAGAGTTGCGAAGGCGGCTGGAGGAGTTACGAGCCCTAGAAGACCAGAAAACACCAGACCCAGACATCGGAATGTTTACACCGCTACCAGGGACTACAGGTGGCCCTGGGAGCGATTTTATCGATTCACCTACCCTATTACCCTCTGATCAGGACAGAGAGCTTGCAAGGCGGTTACAGGGCGGTATAGGAGGTCTAGGCGCTATCGCCTAGTTCTTCATCGAGATCAGTGGGTCTACCGACTATGACGGCCTTATCTACATCAAAATCGAAGTCGATCCCCATCAAGGGGCCGTCTTCTGTTTCTAGGATAAGGTTTCTTGATATGAGTCGGAGGAGTGCTGCCTGGTGATGGAGTGTTGT